TAAATCAGTCGCTACCAGCGACGATTTGAAAAGCCTTGAAGCAAGTGCTTGGCGTCAGCTAGACAACAAGTATATAACTCCTGCTAGTGGCTATACTTTAGCCCCATATACTAGCATTTTGTATAAAATAGATGACAGTAAGCATACGCTATATTTATCTGGGTCCATAGTGCTTACCGATAATAATGCTTATAAAGTTCCAGTTACCGTTCAACTTGGCAGCATTATTAAGTCAATGTTAACTTCAGTCGTTCCATATCTTGGATATGCTAACTCTAACAGCACTTGGGCGTTTGTTTTTGCTAGTCAAAGTTCAACAAATTTAACGTTTATTCCTGTATCAGGGGTCGCAAGTATTGCAGCAACTACGGGGACGGAAGGAAAACTTGCCTATGTCACTTATGATGAACTGATATAGACAAGATCAGCAAAATATTCACCATATGGTTTCGATAATCCGATATTAAGTATTGAGAAAATTTAAGGAGGAAAAGAAATGCCGATTTATTACGTAAAACCAGATTCAGATAACAAGTTTCCAGATAAAGATACTACACCCGTGCTTGAGCCAGCAGATGGATTACGAGCGGTGAATATTCCGACTACCTCGATTCAGTACTTCACTCGCTACTGGTGGATGTATGCATTCAAGGGTGACGGTTCACAAGAAGTCACAGCTCCGGGTAATTTACCCAACTTGGATATCGACTATCTGCAAGGATTGATTGACCAAGAAGGTGAAACTATTCAAGGCTTGCAAACAGCGCTGGGGAGTGCCACAAAGGCTCAAGTAGAAGCCCAGCAGCAATTCGTTACTACGCAGGAGCAATTTCAAAAGCAATTCGGTAGTCTTTCACAACAAATAGTAGCTGTTCAAAAGCAAATCGCAGCTAAAGCAGAATAGGAGGAGTTATCATGGGAAAAAATCCATTTTCAGCACCAAACATTGAAGACGCAAAGTTATACGCTTTATGGGGGCTAGATATTAGTTATATGGTTAATTGGTGTATCACACCAGAGCAGTATAAAGAACTTACCGGTAAAGATTACGTCCCAGAATAAAAAAATCAGGTGAACATCATGTTTAAAAAAATGTGTCGGAATCCCACCAGAACAGTTATATCAATTGTTCTAATTGCGCTTGGGGTATTCTTAGTTTTAAGCGACAAATACTTCACGTGGCCGCCAGTCCTTGCTCACGCCGCTAATAACGATATTTTTGGACTTTCATTTGTTGCTACTGGTTTATTAATGATGTGGTGGATTTTAAGTAAAACTAAACACGTTAGACTTGACCACTTGTTGTTAACTGTTGCTTCGTTCCAAATGGCGACACTTACAATTTATCAATTTGTACACTCCGTGTTTGTTGGAACTTCTATGCCTTGGATTAGTAATGCCGCAATTACTGCCATTATCATAATCGTCGCAAGGCATGCGGATTCTGTTTAATGCACGACTTCTTGCGTCAATTAAACTCTATTTTAACAGTATCTGGTGGTATAATTGCGGCGTGGTTCACATACCATCAGGCACAAAAAAAGTCTGATCGCGAAGCGTGGCAATCGCTTTATAACGAAATGAAATATCGTGCTGAAAAAGCAGAGGCTCAAAACGAAATATTAAAAAAAGAAATTGACAAATTAAGGAGCGAGAATAATGAGTAATGCCGTTAAGTTAGTTAATTTTTTAAATGATTCTGGAATTTTTGCATTAGTTGTTGTGATTATTTATGGCTGGTTTTCAAAAATTAATCCTACGCTTAAAACGAAAATCGATTCAAACAAGTCAGCCAAGCAACGTCAACTGCTAAGCATTATTGATACGCTTGCGCTGAACACTGTTACAAAAATCTCAACAATGTATGAGCTTCCTAGTGATGAAAAACGTTCGAAAGCCATCGGCGATTTGGAAAGCCAAGTTGAAAACTTTAACCACAAGGTTGATCCTGAAATCATCTCGGCAGCCATTGAACGGGCATATCAGTTAATTACAACTGAAAACCTTAAATCGCAAAAAAAGCAAAAAGAATATAACGATTCTCTTAAAGCGACCGAGGAAAAGTTTTTAGATGATCATAAAAACGATATTCCTGTCATTCCTGAAAAGTCCGCCCCTGTGGAGGGAGGCCAAGATAATGCCTAGAATGGATATGGTCGACACGTCAAACAACAATGGTTACATGACTGTTGATAATTGGCGTTCAATGAAAAAACGTGGCGTAAAAGCTATGGTTGCTAAGTTATCAGAGGGAACGTACTTCGTTGATAAAACTGCAGCATATAGCATTGCTAATGCGTTAAAAGCCGGACTATACGTAAACGGCTACCACTTTGCACGATTTACAACGGTAGATGGTGCAAAACGTGAAGCCCAAATGGCTGTTCGGTGTGCACTGGGAGCTGGATTAGGTAAGAACGCTGTAATCGTTTTGGATTTTGAAGCTACCAACTCTGGTTGGAATCAGAATGCTAAAATCGTAAAGGCTTGGATTAACGAAGTACACCGTCTTGGCTATCCTAAAACCGACGTTTACACCATGGGCAGCTGGATCAATTCAGTTCCGTTAAACAATTCTGGCCGTGGTGGTTGGGTAGCAAACTATCCTTATAACCCGTCGGGATTTAATCTCTATACTGGATATAACGGCTGGCAATGGACGTCAAGCATGAAGTTTGCTGGTTGTGCCGGACGCTTCGATGTATCGCAAATGTATTCGAATTACTATTATGGCGAATCATCTAAAAAGAAGAAGCACAAAAAGGCTATTTACTATCGTTATAATCCTAAATATGTTTACAGCCGATCTTCGATTAACTCATATACTGATAAAGCGTTCAAGCATAAGGCTAAATCTTATCCAGCGAAGCAGATTTTTCATGTTAAGCGAGTTGTAAAATATGGCAAGATAACGCGGTTTGAGCTGTTTAATGGTAAATATATTACCAGTAACCTAAACTTCGTAAATCGATTATATTACAGCTTATCCGGTGGGGTTAAAGTCGTCAAATCAGTTAAAGGAACTCATCGCTTTAAAGATGTGGGACTTAAAAAAGTTGTTGATTGGTTCCCAGCCGGTACGGAATTCTCGGTAAAAGAAGTTGTGAAGTATGGTGAAGTAACCAGAATCAAATTAGTGAACGGCATGTTTATTAGTGCCAATAAGTTAATTAACTCATTTGTTGAATAAAAATAACACCGCCTAGAATTTACTAGACGGTGCTTTTTTTATAATTTCGGTGAGGTCTGTTGCTATCTAATATTTCTTGAGCCACCAGAATATGGTTGCTAGTAATAGCACTAATACGACAAGTAGCCATACCAGATGTATCGTTGTTGCATTCCAGAGTGAACTAATAACTTCTCGCATATTGCCCTCCTAAAATGGCCGTGTAAGCTCGTGTAGCACGTTAGTAATCTCCGCGTTGCTCAGCATACCCAAAGCAACGTAAACTCCACTAGGAACGCTGTGCTCGCTTAATTTAGCGAGTGATACGATATAGTTTCGTGGTTCGCTCGTGATGTGATACTCACCGATTCGCATATCGATTATGATTATTCCTCCTTAGCATCTTGACACATGATACCGGCATTATGGAGAGCATCGGCATCATTTTGTGTTGCCGGCTCCCATCCTTTTTGAAGCATGCGCTGAATATAATTCTTGTTGTAGAAGCAGGCAATAATTAAATCAACAAACCACAGCCCTAGTCCGTACGTTAAGAAAGATACCGCAATGTTAATTAGTATCATAACAAGTGCACCGACCCAATCAGCTTTAAAAATTGGAACTAACGATCCAAAGAAAAACATCGTCCACGAAAAACCGACTTTCTGAATGATTTGACCCTTTGTGTAGCGATTCTTTAAAATTACTTTCATAACTAATTTTCCTCCCGGTTTGTTTTGTTTAATTCACTGGCAGCTTTCCGATCAAGGTCTTCCTTAACCAAGCGATTAACATACTTTGCAAATGTCGGCCAAGTAAATCCTGACACTCTGCGAAGTCTAATTATCTCTTTTTTGTCATTTGGATAAGCTTTAAAAGTAACCTGCGTTTGAACTTCTCGCTTCATATAATCACTTCCTTTCAATTTCAAGGATTGCTTTATTCCTCATTCTTGGTATACCAAGCTTTGAAAACATGTGGATCTGTAAATAGATCACTTATATGCTTATCCATTTCCATTTTAGTACCATAGCTTGTATAGCTATCTGAAAGTATTTCTCCATTAAATTTTTATTGGTAATGAATTGTATATGCTTGTTTATTATTCATTTAGATCATTCCTTTTATTTTTTGTTTTTTTATATCTCTCTCAACAACTACATATTACACCGATATACGATATACGTCAACCGTTTATCTGATAAAAATAAAAAAAGATCCTCATAATAGGATATTTAGATTAATTATTTAGAATTTTTCATCAATCACGACTGTCTACCTCCTACATAAAATAAGAATTATAATTAATTGTCTTTTAAGATAAATTCTGATACCTCATCGAGAACAATTTGAATTAAATCATCAATTAAATCAACTTCAACATTTGCTGGTGCCAATTCTTCTTTGTCACCATGCTTATTGACAACAATTAAATTATATTCATCAATACAATCTTCCAACTTATCTCTTAAATTATTTTTCACAGTTTGTTTTCCTCCTACATAAAATAAGAATTTTATTTAAAAATTTTCAACAGAATCGGCCACAACCAACAGAAATTAATCAATTCACCTATGCTGAGGCCGACTAAAATCCCCACGAGAAATAACCCCCAATCAATCGCCGTCATTCGTCCGCCTCCGAATCAAGCGGGCCACGTTCATCAATCGGCGTTTCCATGTAATCACTAATAATGCCTAGAAGTTCAGACTCTTCTAATGCGCTTAGATAATCCTTGATGGCTCTATATCCTTCCGGCTCAATGATTTTTCGGTTCTTATCCTGCCATATCATCGCTACTTTTACCGAATCGTACTGATTCTTAGGAACCCAGATACGATAGATAATCCCTTCGCCAAAACAAGTAACTTTATCAATGCCAAAGGCCATCTTTCTAATGCTTTGGACAAATTCGGTCGTTTTCAACTTATACCCTCCTACATAGAATAATAATTTTATTTATATTCTGTTAGAAAATGGATAGTCACGTTTTGTTCTGGTTTATAACTATCAGATAAAAGCTCTCGAATTAGATCTTCAAAGTTTTTACGCTTAGGATCTTCAAAATCAGTTTCAGAATAAAATTCAACTTCCTTTTCTGGAGTGTTATCTAATGAAAAAAGGTCACCGTTTCCAGTAATTCGTGCCTTGCCTACTTTATCTTTAGGATTAGTTTTTACTGCCATAACTGCTACAATTTTTTTAATATCCATCAATTTTTCCTCCTAAATAAAATAAGAATTTTATCCCATCGTCAGCTCATGGATAACCTGGTTACGTTCCTTCGCTGACAGCTTGTTAATCGCGTTGCGCTGACTATCACTCAGATTGATAAAGTGATTGCCGCACCACACTAACGCCTGTGCCACATCGCCACCATAGCTTGCCATGCCTTGCAGCACGTAATTGCGATACTCAATCTGTTCGTGTGTCATGCTGTGCCTCCTCATAGATCACTGTCAGCGTATGAGAATATTCATCAAATGGAAGAATTGTATCGCCAGTTGAAATCTGCACAACCTTTTTGTCTTCTATGAATTTATTGACAATGCTATCGAAATTATCATCTTCGGTGCAACCAGTCCAAAATGTTTTAATCTTCATTTGTCTTCCTCCAATAGTTCTGGGTTCTCGTTAATTCTTCGCTTAATGGTACTCCAATCGCATTCATAGTAATGCGAAATCCAGTTAATACTTTTACCATCTTTTAAAGATTCCTTTAATTCATCCAAAGGGACTTTAACTGTACGACGAATTCTCATACCTTTCTGCTGATGATCAGCTTTTACTGTCATTTCTCTTTGCTTATCTGTTACTATATGCCCTTTCATATGATGGCTGTTGTGTGCCCCCGCAACCATAATTGCTAAATTAGCAATTGAATCATTCATCTTATTTCCATCAAGATGGTGAATACAAAATGTACTGGGAATATCATTAAGCACTTCATATTCCATCAATAGCCTATGCACATGTGTTTTTATCCCATCAATTGTCACCGCAGCATAGTTTCCGTACTTATAAATGTGCTTAATAGATGTCATAGGTCTTTTTGATTTCCACAATGAAGCCTTTGTTAAAAGAAATTCATCAACTTTGCAATTACAATCATTGATCCATTTTATTTTTATTTGAATTTTAACGGTCAATCAAATCACCATCCGTATGCACGTCACCAATAATTTCACAGTTCATATATTCTTTACCCAAATCATAAACTAACCCCAAATAATCATTAGATAGTTCAAATTGGCCTTCATTGAAAATAACTTGATAAGGTTGGTCATCTGGGTCAAG